TAACAATGAAAGCCCAGCTCAAACAGATTCACGCCGTAGATCTCCTTTAGGCACTGTGTCACAACGTGATGCAGCTGGTCGTGCAATGTTGCGTTCTATGGGCCGTGCTGGTTTGGCCGGTAATGTTTTGGGAGCATCAACCAGACTTGGCCGATATATTGATGAAGAGACAGGCGCAGGCAAAAAAATAGTTGATAAGTCTGGCTTGGGCAAAATGATTGATAAATTAGTTAATGATAGAGACAAGGTAGAACTGTCTTCAGGCGCTAAGCAACGTTTATCAGATATGGAAACCGATAAGTTTAGAAGAGACGTAGAAGAAGAAACTCCTAAAACTTTCAAACGTGGCGGTAAAGTTTCTGCTTCTAGTCGTGGCGATGGCATAGCTCAGCGTGGCAAAACTCGTGGAAAAATGATCTAATGCCAAGCAAGAGTAAAGCTCAACATAATTTCATGGCGGCGGTGGCTCACAACCCAGCGTTTGCTAAGAAAGCAGGCGTCCCACAGTCTGTGGGTAAAGAGTTTAACGAGGCTGATAAAGGCCGTAAATTTTCTAAAGGTGGCGATATGAAACACGAAGACGTAAAGATGGACAAGAAGATGATGCAGAAGGCCGTGAACAAACACGAAGGCCGTCTGCACAAAGGCGCTTCTATGACCAAGCTGGCTAGTGGCGGTATGCCAATGGTTATGAAGGATGGTCAGAAGGTTCCTGCTTTTGCTGCTGACGGCAAAGGTAAGATGGCCAAAGGCGGTATGGCCAAGAAGATGAACATGGGCGGTATGGCTTATGCCAAAGGCGGTTTTACTAAGTCTGCTGACGGTATTGCTACTAAAGGCAAGACCAAAGGTATGCAAGTGAAAATGCGCGGCGGCGGAATGTGTTAAGGAGCTGATATGCCTGAAACACCATACACATACAAGGGCACCACTGACATGGAGCTGGAGATTGAAGATCGTATGCGCGATCAAGCTGGCGCCGGCCGTGGTCGTCAAGGCGGCCCTACAGCCAAAGAGCTGGCCGACTATGATCGTAAAATGAATCGCGGCATCTTCACTGCTGAGATGGGCAAGCCCCCTCAAGATGTGGATGGTGGTTCAGCGGCTCCTAAAAAGAAGGTTGTTAAGAAAGCTGGAGGCGGCATGACTGCTTCTAAGCGTGGTGATGGTATTGCTCAGCGCGGTAAAACGCGCGGAAAGATGTGCTAAATCATGATGGGAAGCCGTGGAATGGGAGCTATCCGTGCTACAAAGATGCCCAAGGGCGTTCGAAAAGCACGGCGTGATGACACAGACTTTACTGAATACGCTGAAGGCGGTCCTGTTGGTTTGTATGCCAACATTAACGCCAAAAGAAAACGTATCGCAGCTGGCTCTAAAGAGAAGATGCGTAAGCCTGGCTCTAAAGGTGCACCCACAGAACAGGCGTTTATTAACTCTGCAAAGACCGCTAAAAAATGACCACTACAGGAACCAGCTCCTTCAACATGGAGTTCACCGAGCTCGCTGAAGAGGCGTGGGAGAGAGCTGGCCGTGAGATGCGTACTGGTTATGACCTACGCACAGCTCGCCGCTCTCTTAACCTGATGACCATTGAGTGGGCTAATCGCGGCATCAATATGTGGACGATTGAGACAGGGACGATCACTCTGACTCCAGGATTGGCCACATACGCTCTGCCTACAGATACGATTGACTTGCTGGACCATGTGATCCGAACACAAGCCAACAACTCATCTACCCAAGCCGACCTAAGTATTACGCGAATAAGCGTTTCTACTTATGCAACGATCCCTAACAAGCTTGTTCAAGGCCGCCCTATTCAAGTGTGGATCCAGCGTTTGTCGGGTGAGACAAACCCAACAGCGGCCGTTCTTGATGGCGCGATTACATCTACAGACACAACGATTGTTTTAAGTACTGTTGACGGTTTGGCTGGCTCTGGATTTATTCGTCTTGGCACAGAAGACATTTACTACACATACATCACTGGCACTACGCTGGGCGGTGTATTCCGTGGCCAGAACAACACAACTGCGGCGGCTCAAGCTGATGGCACAGCTGTGTTTGTGCCCCAGCTTCCTGCTGTGACTGTATGGCCTACGCCTGATAACTCACAGCAGTACCAGTTTGTGTACTACAGAATGCGCCGCATCCAAGACGCTGGTTCTGGTGTACAGACAGCTGATATGAATTTCCGATTCCTGCCTTGTGTAGCGGCCGGATTAGCCTACTACATAGCCATGAAGGTGCCTGAACTGCAAGGCCGTCTGGATATGCTTAAAAAGGTTTATGACGAACAGTATGCTTTGGCGGCTCAAGAGGATCGCGAGAAGGCTACATTGAGGTTGGTGCCTCGTATAGCATTCATTGGTGGTGGTACTTAATGGCAACTCCATTTGCATCCGGTAAATATGCAATTGCCGAATGTGATCGGTGTGGGCAGCGCTATAAGTTGAAACAGCTGAAAATGGAGGTCATTAAGACCAAGCTGTATCAGCTGAAGGTATGTGATGCTTGTTGGGATCCAGACCAGCCTCAGTTACAGCTGGGTATGTATCCTGTTAATGATCCACAGGCTTTGTATCAGCCACGGCCAGATACAACGTATGTGACGGCCGGCTTAAATGCAAGTGGCAATTTAACAGGTGGTTCTCGAGATATTCAATGGGGTTGGTTTCCGGTCGGTGGTTCTAGTGAATATGACGCATATTTAACACCAAACTACTTGGTAGGAACGGCAGAAGTTGGTACAGTTACGATAACAGTTTCATAGGAGCTAAAAATGGCATACACAAGATCAGCAGACGGCATTGCTAAAAAAGGCAAGACCGAAGGCAAAAACTTGGGAGACAGCGGTCCCAAGGCTAAAATGACAATGGGCGGCAAGAAAACTGCCGGCGTGACTGGTGAGGCTATGCGTAAAGTAGGCCGTAACATGGCTCGCGCAAACAACCAAATGCGAGGTTAACATGGCTAAATACAGCAAAATGATGATGGGCAAAGAAGTTGGCGATGCCAAAGTCTATGCTCCGCCACACACCATGACTGGCGAAAAAGTTACAGGCAAAGAGAACCCAGGTTCTGGCCCTAATATGAGCCGTGCTGATACAGTGAAGATGAGTGTTGGTAACATTAACAAATCTTCTGGTGGTGAGCCTAAGACTTCGGGTATCAAGATTCGCGGTACTGGTGCGGCCACTAAAGGTGTTATGGCTCGGGGCCCGATGGCATGAACTACACCCAGCTTGTCACTGAGGTAAGCAATTATTGCGAGAACTCATTCCCAACTGACGACATGAACACGTTCATCCGTCAAGCAGAGCAGCGCATATACAACACTGCCCAGCCTGCTAACTTGCGGAAGAACGTGACAGGCTTTCTAACAACCGGCAATAAGTACCTTCAGTGTCCATCTGACTTTCTGTCTGTATATAGCCTTGCTCTATATCCGTATAACACCACAACGGCTACCGGAACAGCCGGCCAAAAGACGATTGTGGTTGTGAGTACGACTGGTATTGCGGTAGGCCAACAGGTAACTGGTACTGGAATTGGCACTAATGCTTTGGTTAGAAGCATATCTGGCACCACGGTCACATTAACAGTTGTTAATGTGGGAACTGTTTCTGGAGCGGTGGTGTTCCAAGGTGACTACTTGTATTTGCTCAATAAGGACGTTAACTTCCTGCGAGAAGCGTATCCTTTGACAGCGCAATTGAGTGAGCCGCGCCACTATGCGATCTTTGGTCCACGCTCAGACGATGTGAATGAGCTGACATTCATCGTTGGCCCAACACCCAGTGCGGCCTATAACGCTGAACTGCATTATTACTATTACCCAGAGTCTATCGTGACGGCCAATACGACTTGGCTGGGTGATAACTTTGATTCTGTATTGTTGTATGGAACTATCTGTGAGGCTTACACCTACATGAAGGGTGAGGCCGATATGGTTCAGCTTGCTCAAAGCCGTTATGTACAGGCCATTGCTCTGTATAAAAACTTGGCAGACGGCAAACAACGTGCTGATGCTTATCGTGATGGTCAGGTCAGAACGGCAGTCTCATGAGTATTATTCAAACACAGACCACCAGCTTCAAAGCGCAGCTGTACCAAGGTATTCACGACCTTACTACAGACGTTATCAAAATTGCTTTGTACACGGCCAGCGCCGATTTAAACGAAACAACCACGATCTACTCGTCTACCAATGAAGTAGTGGCATCTGGTTACACAGCTGGTGGGTCTATCTTGACGCCGATTACAGTAGCATCTTCTGGGTATACGGCCTATGTTGGTTTTCCTAACGTATCTTGGACAGCTGCTTTGACAGCCAGATGCGCGTTAATTTATAACGTTACTCAAGGAAACAAGTCCGTGGCCGTGTTGGACTTTGGTTCAGACAAGACATCAACAACCACGTTCACCATCACAATGCCAGTCAATGGCCCAACCACTTCATTAATTAGGAGTTCAAATTGATTGTTACTACAACCAAAGGCGACATGGACGATTCATTGCTTGAAAAGCGTGAAGGTAACGTCGATAATGACAAT